CCCCGCTTGGTGTTCCACTAATTACACGGCTTCCGTCTACACTTGCGGGGCCTAATTCTACATAATTGGATGTAGCAGTATTGTTTATTATATTTATACAACGATACCACCCATTCCCAACACTTTCAATTGATGCGCTTAAAACATCCGAACTTTGTGTTCCTACCGTGCCGTCGTTAAGATTGAACCAAGTTTTTGTTGATGAACCGCTCCCGCCTAAATGAATGTAATTATATTCTGATTTTTTTGCATAGCAACTAATTACCATCGGCAAATTTTGTGTAGTGAACGGGCCAATGTAAATTTGATGCGTATTGTTTGCCGTTGAATCCGTTATAACTTTGTCGGCGGTGGTTGTCCCATTCGGTGCGGTTGTTGCGTTTGTTGTTACACTTGCCCTTTCGGTTGTCCAAATATTTAGTTCCTCCGAATAAGTACACAAATTCCAAGACACAACCTCCACCAACCCCGCACTATTTATTCGGGTTCCGTTGGATGCTCGTGTGAATGATAAATCCCCGCTTCCGTCGGTTGGGACTGCACTATATACGATGTCCTCTTTGTAGCCGCTTGGTATTAAAACTAGGGATGCACTATTTAATAAGTCGCTCATATTATAAGTTGTTAAGTTTGTTCAACAAACATGAAATACCCTCATAATATCCGCCGTCGGCGGTGATGCGCGCTTTGTAAGCCAATACAATGGACCAACCTTGGCCCCTATAATTCGCCCCGCCTCGCGTGCCAATTCCGAGTGTTTGCGATGTTAACATGATATTTGATTAATAACCAATAACCGATCCGGATGAAATAATAAATCCAACAATTTTGAAACCTTTTCCGGCGGGCAAATATGCGCCTTGTTGAAAAGTGATCGATGACATCCCGCGCGCACTCAAAACATTTGTGCCGCTTGATTCATTGTCGCCTTGAACCGAAAATGAAGTAAAAATTGTGTCCTCTTGTGGGACGATTGCATCATAAGAAACACCGGTGACTGTTGCGGCCCCATGTCTTTTGAATCCTTGTGAACCCGCGATGATATCTGCGCTTGCTTGTGCCATAATGGTTCAAAAATAATCGCATGACATTAAACAATTACAACAATTATGGTCCGGTCGCAATGATATACCATGCCGACCCATCACAAATAATTGTTTTTGATGCATAATTTGTGTTCAAATGCATATGATCAACCCCATTAATTGTTTGTCCCGCATATGCATTTATAGTCGCGCTATGCGCTGAACCTAACTTTACAAAATAATATCTTTTGCCTTTTTGTTCGGCAACCGCTGGCAAATTGATTGTGATTGATCCACCGCTTCCATTTAACAAATGACCTTCGAATGCCAAATCTAATGAATGGGTCCCGGCGGTGTATGTCTTGAATGTTCCATGTTCCTGAACCAACCATGTCACCGAATCGGTGGAATCGGTATATTTCAACATCACTTCCCATTGTGTTGTTTGTGTGGGTTGTGTTGTTGGTGCCTGATCAGCATAATTCACCAAATGTTCCAACACCTGATTTGGAACCGCTGAAATTGATCCATTCAAATTGGCAACCGCGGTTTCGGTATAATTTAAGCGATCACCCAAATTGCCGGTTGTCGATTGGTTAACCCTTAAACCTTCGCCGGATGATGTCGAATTTGTGTAAACCGGTGAAATGGCCAACCATTCGCCATCCCATTGTTCGGACCTCGCATCGAATCGCACACCATTCAAAACCCATGCATAATTATCAAAATACAAAGATTTGATTGATGTCAATGTCCCTGAATCAACCCAATTGCCACGAATGACTGGTAAAAAATCGGCATAAACCGATGCCATTTGCAATCCCAACATTTTTGTAATTGTTCCATGGGTGATTGAATCCCATCCGCCATACCAATCCGATGCCAACACATCGATTGTCCCATTGTTGACCAACCAATTTCCAAGGCCATAAGGCAATGCATCGGTATAATATACCGGATCCAATATGACCGGTGATGAATTCACCAAATTGGCGGTGGCTGCGGTTGTTATTTCAGTTATATCAAAAGTGTAATCCGCATTTTTGTATGGTGATGCATCGGCAAATGAAACTTGAATTGATCCCCAAAAATCCTTGGTTGCTGAATTTCCATTTTTCCATTTGCCACCACTTGAATAAGGCAATACATTTCCATGCACTTCTAATTCAATGCGCATTTCGGTAAATCCGGCCGGCGCGGTTGTGCATGTCAATTCAAATTCGGATGTGATCCAACCGCCTTTGATATTGTTGGTTGGCATTCGATACAATTGGGTTGTCACACTACCGGTCACCCAATATCCATTGTTATTCAATACTTTGATATTGCCACCTGAATCCAATAATTTAATTCTATAATAAAGATCGGTCGAATCTTCAACATATGTTATACCGGCATCAACAATCGACCTTTTCAATGACTTTGCCATCAGGCGGATTCGCATTGGTGCATCATCCGGTGTTGATCCGGTTGGAACATCATAAACCCGCAATTCCAAAATTGATGATGCGCGATCATTATAATTGCGCAATTGCTTTGCAAGGTTTTGGCGCTTTGTGTTAATAGTGACCGATTGGGCCGCTGGCTGATAATACAAAGAAGGTTTTGCCATCCACAATGGGCGAACATCATTGCCGATTGTTTGTCGGTGTGTGTAGGTGGTTGTTCCGATATACTGTGCAGTATATGAATACCGCCTTAAATTGATTGTGGTGGCACTATTATATGCGGTTGGTGGTATAACATAGTATGCACCAAGTTCGTGGATTAGGCGCGCCCCAAACATCAACAATACATTTTCCAATGCTTGTTTGCATGATATGTAATTTGGTTCAACCAACCAACCGACCGCATCAACTATTTTAACATCACTAAATGGATCAAAGTTGGTCAAAAAGGTGTATTCATCCACTTTGTACATGTCGATTCCCAATCGGGATGCATGCGATTCCCGCAACAAAACACCTTCATATAAATATTCGGTTTGTGTTCCATTAATGGCCCAATATTCCCATAAATCAAATGATTCTAAACACCGGCGGATCAATTGTGAAATTGTGATTTTACCACTGCTAAACCATGCCGATTTCACTTTGAATCCATCCATCAATTCCAATCCATCAACCGCCACCAATTCAATGATGGGTTTTGATTGGATTGATTCCCGCAATCGGGTCATTTGGTCCGCCAATACTCGACCAACATACCACATGACATCATCGCGATAAATGATCATCGCCCATGCGGTTTCCGCCATGGTTTGGATTGCAATAAAATCATCCAAGGTTGTTTGATCAGGCATCACCCATTGCGCAGTTGCGCGGGATGATCTGACAAAATTTTCATATACTGAATCGCCTTCGCCTTGCCTTTCAATGCTGAAACCATTGCCGGCCAATTTTAATTCGGTGGATGAATTAAGGGATTGTAATTTTGTTAAAAGGCATGATGATCCTTCTTGGTAACCTCCGGCGGCCAATACCCTTGCGGCATATAATCGCGCGGTGATTTCGGGTGTTGTTCCTGATGGATCATCCCATAATTCAATGCGATAAGTTACATTTTGAATACTTTTGAAGGAACCGACATATTTTCTCATTACCCGCGCTTTGAATCTTTATTGTATCTTTCTAAAACAATCGCCAAATCGCGACCCTGAATTGTTGTGGATGCTATAAATCCGCCGGATGATTGTTCGGGTTTCATTAGTGTTTTTAATTTATCTAATGGCGCAATAACTTCGGGGTTTGACCTTGCATTTGGGTATTCGCCCATCAATCCTAATGTCGGCCCGCTGACAATACCACCATCGGCAAATGCTGGCACTGATGGACCGGCTTTTAATTGTGATGAAACCGCGGTTCCCAATGCAACCATTGCAATACCGGCGGCGACTGCGGCGGCCGGATTAACAAATGCTGCCTTAAATTTCGAAATCGCAATACCATATGCAATCAATTGTTTTCCGACTGTTTTAATAAAGTTCGCAATTGAACCCAAAATTACTTTTGCAAAATCTTCAAATGGGTTGCCCTGACCTGACAATGCATTTCCTAATGCTTCGCCCAATCCAATTGCCAAATCTTCACCAAGGGTTTCAACTGACTTTGAAATGTCGGTTGTCAATTGGTCCATGTCTTGAACAATCTTTGATCGGCTTTTATCATCAATTTTAACCTGAATCAATACCGGTGGAACCGCGGTTCCGGCAATCATATTTGTTCCGCTGAATTGTTTTGATTTCAACAAATCTGATGCGGCCTTTTCCCTAATCTTTTTATTTTGTTCAATAAAGAATCTTTCAGCATCATTGGTGGCTTGCCCTTGGGCCTTGATCAATGCGATTGAATCGTCAAATTCTTTTTGTTGCGCCTTCTTTTTTGCTTCGCGCCTTTTTTCGCCATTGGCAATTGATTGGCTTGTTTGCAGTTCTTCGATTTTGCCTTCGGTTTCTGATATGTTTCGGCTAATTTGTAAATATTGTGCCGAATATTTGTCATAACTGGCCAAATTGGATTCCAAATTGGATTTCCTTTTTTGCCAAAATGCAATTTCAATTTGTGTTTGTTCCTTATCGCTTGCACCGCGCAATTTGGCGGCATCCAATTCTTTCTTCAACAATTGATCGGCAATTTCCATCCCGTTCTTTGATGCTTCTTTGGATGATTCCGCTTGCTTGTTATATGCCTCGGTTAATGTATTAACCGCTTTTGTTGTGTCTTTTGTTTTGTCCTTGACATTGGAAAATGCTGATGCAATCAATCCGATTGCAACCAAGATTGCGCCCGCGCCGGTTGCCACTAATGCGCCGGCATAAACCCGCGCCGCAACTGTTGCTTGACCCATCACATAGGTTTGAATTCTCATTGCTGCGGTGTTCAAACCAACCATGAATGCGCTTTCCGCTTGCAAATTACTTTGAAGCGCTTGCAATCCATTAACCAAGGCCAATGCACCTTGCAATTGCACCATTGTTTTTTGCAAATCCTTTGATTCAATTCCCATCAATGCCGCCGCGCCTTCAACCGCGCTGAATGCACCGGCCAAACCTTGAACACCACCCAAAACCGCATCCAATCGCCTTGTATCGCTGGCAAAATATCCAATTTCCGCCCGCATGTCACCAACTGAATCTTTGATCCGGCCGGCTTCTTTGATCACCTCATTTGCAAATTGTTGGAATTCAGGACCCAATGATCGGGCCGTCATTGCGATATTTTGCATTTGTCGCACAGTTGCCATTGATGGCTTTGATGCGGCCAACTTGGCAAACTGATCTTGCATCCCTTTGATGGCCTCACCGGTCGCGCCTGACAAATCTTTGCCGGCTTTTTGGGTTGCAACAACCGCCGCATCCAATCCCTTTTTAAGGTTTTGAATATCGGCCCCGATGATAATATTGAGTGATTGGGATTTGGCCATTATTTGTTGTAATTAATGATATAATCTTGGGCAATATGATAAATTCCCGCAAATCCCGCATTATCTTCACTCATATGGGCCTCGCCATCATATTGGCAAGTTTGAACAAATACCGAATTGAATGTCGCCGGCAATGTCAATTCCATTGCATTCCTTACAAGATCAGCAACCTGAACCGCACTTTGATAAGATGTCCCAAATGAATTGATCTGAATCCTTGCAAAATCACTTTCCGATGGTCCTGATTTGGATGGGTTTGGAACCAATGAAACCAATTGATAAGAAATCGCCGGAAATGATGATTCTTGTGGGATCCTTAATGGATTGATTCGGGTTGAAACAACCGCCGTCAATGCTGCATTATTGGATAAAATATTATAAACTGCATTTATTGCTTTCATGCTTCGGCTGGCGGGGTTAACTTCGCAAATATATCCGCATATTGAGTAATTTTTGCAACAATATCATCAGGTTCAATGATTTCCCATGGGAATGCCATCAACTTGTTTGGGGCGATGGGTTTTTTCAAATGGGGTGACATAATTGTTGCCGCCATCCATCGGGACATTTCCCATTGATTTTGAAATTCCTGATATTGTGCATTGCGCATGCCAACCAATCGGGCGCGCCAATATCTTGGTGAACACCGACCGAAATCAAATTCATTCATGCCCATTTCGCCGAATGCAATTTGTTCGACTTTGCGCCATGTCAATGGTGGGCCTTCATTGCTGGCACTTACTTTTTTTCTTCGCCTTCTTCAATGGTGAAAAAATCGGTAATGGCTTGTGAAAAACCATTCATGGCCGGCAATAATTCGGTGTACTTTGTAATTTTTCTACCAATTTGTGATTCGGTCAAAAATGGCGATTGCTTTCCATCAATTTCATACCCTTCCAAAATGCCATAAAATGCACAAACCAATGACAAATCCAAAGTTTTTGCCATGTCCAAATGCTTTTGCAAATCTGCGAATGATTCCATGCCAATGTGCGACATCACATTGCGCAATGAATTCATGTTAAAAATAAGGGGATGAATTTCACCCCCTATTTCAATTTTGTTTTTCATGCCTCAAATATAGGCAAATTTTAATTAAATAGTTGAAACAGTCAATGCGCCGGTTCCTTGAATCGATGCAGTGAATGTTGAAACCGCATTTTGTGGGGCGGTCAATTTCAAATCATTAAAAAATGCTGATCCGCTTAATTTCAAATCGCCGGAAACATTTGATGTCATGACAATTGTCACCGATGTTCCGGCCAATAAATCAGTGATTATTTCTTTCCAACTGATTAATGCACCAACTGATCCATCTTCTTCAAACATACCTTCAACCGACATTGTATATCCATACTCACCCGCGATGTATTCTTTCGCGCCGGCTGAATCTTTGTTGGTTGTTTCAATCATGTCTTTTGTGATTGTGAAATCATTTGATGTCGCATTGGCGATCTTTGTCAGTGTTCCGCTTACATCTTTGTAAATAGCGATTAATGTTCCATTGGTAATTCCGGTGGTTGCCATATTATTATTTTTTTATATTTTATTTTGTTGAAATATTGTGTTTTTTTGCCAAATCAATAATGCGCTTTCTTATATTCTCATTGATTGCTTCGGCAATTCTATTTTTATGCATGTCAAATGCTGGTCGCATAAATGGGTGCATTGGGATCCGGCCGCGATGCGCCCCCGATTTTGTGAATCTTTCCGCCTGACCTCCAAATTCATACCACAATGCCAAATATCCATGTTCACTGCGCAAATTGGGCGCAATCATCACTGTGTACTTATATTTCGCATCTGAATTCGATATAAACCCGATTGAACTTGCCAATTGTCCTGAATCATGCGGTGCCAATGATTTTGCGGTGTCGATGACTGGCCTTGCCAATTCTCGAATATCTGCGCGCAATTTTTCGGTGTCAATTTCAACACCAATTTTTTGCAATGCATCAATTGTTTCCGCCAACCCTTGAACCTGATTTTTCATTCCACCAATTCGCCTTGAATCTTCAAATACATGTCGCGATCAATATTCGCGATGTTTATAATATTGAAATTTTTTGAATCCCAAACAATGCGGTGTTTCACCTCAACCGATGAATTGTACCGGATGGTAAATTGCACTGTTTGTTTGTGTTCCCTTCGGTCCGCATCAACACTTTCAACCCCTGATTC